CTAAGACATACCCAAAAACGGCAGCTTCCGGATTATCCACATGATAATGTGATAGGCCTGTTCCAGCACCAGCACGGCCAGCAGGATGGGAAGCAGAACCTTAACCACTTCCCAGTGCATCACAAAGCCCAGGAACTGCACCCCATTAAAAAGCAAGTCAAACACATAGTTAATACTGGTCTCTATCCCCTCGGGCATGGCGGGAATATTGATGAAGCCAAAAACCGCATGAATCAAAGTTGTCACCAGATTAATAACCGCTTCGATGATCACGGGATACACCTCACTTTGTCAGAATACTTTCAAGTTTCTTTCCCAAAAGCAGGACAAGGCCAACAATGACAATGGCATCAGCCACATACAAATAGACGTTGTATATGTCCCCGAGAAACCCGGTAGCCTCGGACATACTGTAATGCTGTTCCTCTAAAAGCGTGACCTCCCCCACCTGGAGGGCGGGAAAAGTCAGGCTAATATCCTCGCTGGATTTGATAGACATGAACGCATTAAAAAACCGGGTTGTCAGGTCAATCGGAAAATACAAAGCGCCGAACCGGGCCTTTAGCCACTCCTGCATGTCCGTTACCCATGTTTCAAGGAACCCATCCGAAGGGATGAACAGGCTTTTCAGGCCGTCCATGATTTTGTTGAACAGGTCCGTAAAAAAACCGCCTATCCGGTCACCAAGCTTTTCAAAAAATCCCTTTTGCTGCTCCGTCTGATTATCAATCTTATCGCCAACAACATTGGCTTGTTCTTTCCCCGGGTCAATCTGTTCTACAGTAAAATTACTGACCCAAAGATTAAAAGTACCAGGGGAAGTATCAAGCTCCACCAAAAGAGCCATATTGCTATATTCCCGGTCCGCCTGACACAAAGTAGTGACATCATAATAACCATAAAGCTTATTGTCAGAATAAGTAAAATCAAAATCCACAGCACCAGGGTCTAAATTTAAAAGGTCACCACCAGCAATACCAAAAGCAACCCCTAAACGCGTAAATTTAGAACCAATATCCGCCATACCAACCCGAAAGCGCACACGATACTTATAACCGGAACGAAAGCGAAAAAGAGAAGGTTTTGTGATACACGCCGCAATCTTATTAGATGTCCCCGGCCAGAAACGAAACATAGTGCCATCAATATGGGAAGCCTGGATAGAATTAGAACTGCCATCAATAGCCATTACAGCAGAACCAGAAAAATTGACCGTCTGAGTAGAAACGATAGCCGTATCAGCCAGCGCGGAATAACTTAATGGCAACAACAACAAGCAAAAACAAAGCAAGCAGATAAAACCCCGCTTGATTACTCTCACTCAATTTCCCCCCTAACTGCCGTATGTCCGGCTGAATAGTACCGCCCTGGAAGGTGGCATTGGTATACACAAACTCCCGAGACGGCACTGTATACGACCCTGAAAAGTTACTAACCGTCAATTTGGTATTTAGGTCAGACCGCCCCGAAGAACTATCCAGACGATAAATAACGCCGTCACAGTCAGCAAACCCATAAAGACCAGTCGCGCGAATTTCCACAGTAGAGAACACAATCTCGACATCATACGAATTGTTATCCTCAGTAACCGTCCGAGCAATGTAATAATCATACCCCTGCCCCCTCATGCTCTCCACTAGAGCCTTAATGAATTCCAATTCCTGTTGGGTAAACATTAGAGAAGCTCACTCCCTCCAGAACAGACGCGCACCAAAACCCTTCCCAGGCGGGTACAAATGCCAATGAAACAAGCAATTGGCAACATTTCCACAAAAGCCTGAGCAATGGCTCCCATTATCGCGTTATCCATCAAAAATCACCTCCAACCGCCGGGGTCTGCCCTGCCATTCCTGCTTATACCTGTGCATTTTCGCATAGGTGTCGTAGGCCCCGTATAAATCCGGTGTATGCAGCCAGAACGCACGACGTTTTACGCACCCTTTCAGCTTGCCGTTGACTTCCTGGCTTCTGAACGCATCCACAAATTTATTGAACTGAAGCAGCCCGCCGAAACACCGGCAAATCACTACGTCCTTTATCTGTTCCCGCAACGGCTTCGCCATCCGGCCATACACCTGAGACGTGCCGACGATATGCTTTCGCTGTTTCCTCTGCTGGGAAATCTCCACCATAATATCCACGTCCACATTCTTGCTCTCCAGGCTATTCAACTCAAGGTGAAGCTCATCGATAAAGTAGATAACTCCCAACTCACCGTTCTCAATATTCTTTAAGTCATCCAGGCCGCTATACGGAATTACCTGATACCCTTCCGGGAAATACCGAGAATCAATCTCCACGTTCGTCACCAAAATAGAACGGGGATACTCATTCGCCAGATTAATGACATACTGAACGGCTGAAAGGGTTTTTCCCTCCCCTTGCGCACCCGTGAAAATCAACGTCCCACAAGGGTCAAAGAAATCCGGATGTTCCCGCTTGAACTTGATTTTATAGGCAATAGTCCGAAACAGGGATACCGGACTATGAGAACCCGTGAATAGTTTACGATTCACTCCTTACACCTCCAAAAAAAACAGCCGGGAGCCGCCACCAAAGCGACCCCCGGCAGCCGAGGAAACGTCACAGGGAAATCTTACCCTTCTTGAAGGCCGACGCAATCATACGCACAACCTTCCGGGCGCCCCACCAGAAAAGGAACAGGCCGACACAGCCAGCCAAAACCACACCGATGATGGAAGCAATCGTAGCAATGTTGAACTGACTGGTCACCGCCGTGGTAACCTGCTGAACCCCCGCCACAATATCCGCCTGAGACGGGGGCGAACCCTCCGCGCTCGCTCCAATCGCACCCATAGCCGCCACCACGACGGCCGAACACATCAGCGCCACACGCTTGAAGACCTTGCTTTCCTTCAGTTTGGCAAACAGCTTCATGGTATTACCTCCCTTCTCTCTTATTCCAAAATCCCCAAAAGGGGGTTATTTGGCTTTAGGTTTGCTTCCAGCGTCGATACCCTCAAAGGGGTCACCCATAAAAGAAGCAGAAGACGGAGGAGCCGCCGCGCCATCATCCAGCGTCATGAAATCCAAACGGCCCTTCTGGTCAAAGTAGACCTTATAAACCTTACCCAAATGGACAGGCATGTCAGAAAGCGGATGGCCGTCAGGAACCTTGAAATCCAAAACCATTTTCCCTTGCAAATCCTTGTTCTGTGTGCTTTCATCCAAGCACTGAAATTTGTAGCCATGGAATTCAAAGCCGTTGTCAAGCCTAAAATCCTGCCGAAGAAGTCCAACCACACGTACCAACATATCTATATTTCCTTTCTGCGTACAAACCCCGCCGGGTTATTTACTGGTTATTACAGACAAAAAGCCAGCAGGAGCACCTTTGGAAATGGCTTGCTTAAGATATGCATTACACATACGCTTGGAATCCGATTCATAAACAGACAATCCCGAAGAGGTAACCACAACATATTTTTTCATTTCCACTTATCTCCCTTTTTTTAGCTTGATTTAATTATAGCATATTTGATTTAATTTTTAAATCAGCAAAGATACAATTTTTTAATCAAAAATTTGTATAAGATGTTATTATTGTATCAGAAAGGAGATTAGAAAAAATGTATGAAGAAGTATTCCCAAGCAGAATGAAAAAAGCAAGAAACAACACAGGATTTACACAACGAGAAGTAGCGAAAGAAACAGGAATTTCACAGCCAAATATAGCAAGATACGAACTAGGAACACTACAACCAGACATAGAAAAACTAGGAATCCTAGCAGACTTCTACGGCGTATCTGTAGATTGGCTACTCGGCACCAACGGAGGAAAAAATAATACGATTTCCGAAGAAATAAAACACGCATAAAAGCCCCCTACCGATAAGGTAAGGGGCTTTCCCATAGGCTAGTATTCATTTTGTATAGTTGGATACAGAATAGCCAAGTCACCTACCTATTATACCGTCCCTCTTTGGATATTGCAACCAGCTTATACACGTCCAAACTGATGTCCGTCGTTACCTGGGCACGTACCTGCGCCATTATCATTTCCAGGTGGTCGAGTGCGTCAGCGTGACGAAAACTGATGTTGTTAGTCAGCTGTACAAGGTCATTTTCCCGGTATATCTGCTGCCGGTAAAAATACTCATACAGCAGGTGCGTCAAATACTCATAATCCGTTTTCATCGCGTGATACCTCTATCAAATTACCGTCTTTCCAGCGACCTTGAAAATAGCTAACTACCTGGGTATGGCCTTCTCCGCGCTCATCGCGGTAATCATGGCGGACGCTGGAATGGTATGAAACCTCCAAGGCTTCAATCACATCTTTTGGATGAAGCCCGTTGTACGTTATGTCGGAACATCCTTCTAAATAGAAATTCTCCGTCTGTGGCCGATTCAAGCCCTTAGAACAGGCATAGCAATGGCTTCCGAATTCCGCCGCAGATTCCTTTGTGATGTACTTCGAAATGTAGGCCCCCGGATTCTTAATCTGCCTCAGCTTATGTATTTCTGTTCGTCCATGAGGCCAGCAAGCCTTTATAGTATCCACTGGAATTTTCTCTTCAATGAACAGAACCATATGCACATGCCAGGAGCCCTCATTGCCTTCCTTTTCTCCACGCTCTTTCTGATGTTCCAGGACATACAAGTATTTCATATCATAACCCCGCCGAGTCATCTGTTGAACAAAAGTTGTAACATGCCGCCGAACCTGCTTCACGTCCAGAACAGTTTCCGCATAGGTCAAAGTGATAAACTTCGTGTACGGAACCCAGTTGGCCCAAATCAAGCGACGGACATTCTGCCGCGCCCTAAAAAGATTGTCCTCCCGTTTCTCTGGAGCTCTATCCACCTCCGTTCCATCCCGCCGAACAATATCGTATGGCCTTTCCTGGCCGACCTTGATAGCGCTGCTATAGGTGTATACCTCCACCACATCGCCGGAGATAACCACCTTTGAAAACAAGTGTGCCTCTCGCATATTTCCACCCCATAGTGTGACTTCACCGTACTAACCTCAGTGTGACTTATGAGGAATAGACAAGGAAAAGGAAGCCGGGC